GAGTCCAAGCGCCTGCTGCCAGCGTTTTGGCGGGAGATACTCGATCCGGCATTGATGACTGGCAAGAAGCCCCTCGATGCGCCCGTAATTTCGGAACATGGTTGCCATGCTTGAGCCGGACATCTTTCCGGCAAACTTTGGGAGTTCCTCCAGAAATACAACCGGCGCAGGGACGCCGTAACAAAGCACCTGTAGCGTTTGGCGAAGGTCATGCACGGTCTCTGGCATTGGCAAAGCGTGGACGCTGCCGTCTGTGTCGGTGTAGGCAATCCCCCCGGAAACGCCGGGGTCAATTGCGATGTAGTGTTGTTGGCTCATTTTTTAGACTTTAAGTCTGTGCAAAACTTGGAAAGCAACGAGCCAAACTCTTCGGGCGTAATCCTTGTGGTTTCAAGGTGCTCAATGCGTTGGCACAATTTTTCCATGCGATTTGCCACATCTCCTAAAAGCTCTTTGTGCCGCTTTCTGGTAACTGTGTTGACCGCATTTCGCAGTTGTTTTACGAACAATTTGTCAAGGTTTGTCATTTCGATGCAACAAGTGGAGCCTGCCCAATCTTCCTCTGCACAATGTCCTCCGGCAGCACCGCACCGGCTGCGCTCCAAAGCGACTGAGCCTTTTTGAGGCTCATTGAGCCCTGCGCTCGGATCACGTCCCCGGCACCGATGACGCCGTTGGTGATTGCCTGAGCGAGATGCTCGGCCTCGATGTACTCGGATGCACGCGGCTTTTGCAGCCTCCAGCCTGGTACGCTCTGGCCTGCTTCCAGAAGCTCTCGGGCCTTTGCCTTTGCCGCGTCTCGAAAGTCATCAAGCGTCTGGCAAGCGGCCAAGAATTTCCCAATCCGGTCGGGGTCGTTCAGCAGCGTAAGAAACCCATCATTTTGTTCAAGCGCCCCGTCATATTGAGTTGCGAGAGCACTTGTGTAGGACTTGACACGAGCCGGGCAAGTCAGCGACTTGCTACACCAACCGCAGTAGTCGTTTTCCCGTGGTGGCGTGCCAACATTTGCCAGCACGCTGCGCACAAGGTCGTGTGCCTCTTGGTAGGTCCACCGACGACTGACCACCTGTTTTTGGTCGCAGAACAGCAGATGGGTCGTCCAGTACCCGACAAAGTAATGCTGCATCAGTCCCAGCGCGTAGGCTGCCATTTGCGCGCTGTAGTCGTAGATTTGCCCAGACTTGAGGTCCACCAACCATTGCCCGCGCACGGCAACACCGTCAGCAGTGCCCTCGTGCTCCATGCCGACCGTCCGTACCTTACAGGCTGCCTCGTCGGTTGTCAGCCGGTCAGCGCCTCCGTTTAAACTGATGCACCTGTCGATTGCCCAGCGTACTGCGGCGGCGTCCTCGTCGGACAAATCTCGCGGAAATTCGCCTGTAGTCCATGCGTCCCGAAAGACACGGTCGAGCATGGTTCCGCGTGCTGCGGCCTCGCTTGTGCCGGGAGCGCCTTCGTACTGCCCGCACAAGGCGAGCTTGGGAAGTGATGAATGTCGGATGTTCATTAGAATAGGCTGGGTTGAGCTTCGATGTTGCGGAGGTTCGTGACGGCGTGTTCCGCGTAAGATTTTTTCAATTCCGATCCCACAAAGCGCCTTCCAAGAGTCAGCGCCCCGTAGCCTTCAGAACCGATGCCGGTGAACGGCGAGTAAACCAACTCTCCAGGGTTGCTCCAAAGCGTGATGGCTCGTTCAATAACATCAAGTTGAAGCGGGCAAATGTGCTTTTCGTCAGCCTGATCGCGTGCCACTTCTCCGTTCAACACTCTGCCTTGGTCAACGGTCATCCAAACGGGAGATGCCACTTCCTGCCACCAAGAGACGGGAAACTCTGATCCGTCCTTTGTAACTGGCACCACTGTTTCTCCTGGAGCGCGAAATACGAGCAAGTAGTCAGCGCAACCAACTCGCGAACTTGATGAGTCGGTTTTAAGCGTCTTGTGTAGCAGCCCGTGCGCTTTGGTGCGCTGCATCTCTGTTACAGGACTCTTCCAAATGCAAATGCGGCTGTGAAAAAGGAAGTCGTGCTTCCAAAAAGCGCGGATGATCTCGCCGCTGAAATCTTGAAACTGAATTGCGCCGTGCTTCCACTTTGTGGAAAGAAGATCCACGCAGTGCACCGCTACTTCCCGCCCGGGTTGCATGATCCGTTTGATCTCTTGAATCAAAAAATCAAAATGCACCATAAAATCCGCCATAGAGTCACAGTTGCCCATGTCTTGCGGATCGTTTGAGTAGGTAAACAGGTCAGCAAACGGCGGGCTAAAAACTGAGAAGTCAATCGAGCCCGTCGGGATCGTCTTGGCAACACGCACACAGTCCCCGTGGTGCACGGCCCAGTTTTTGCCTGAGTAACTGTCCACTCCGGTCTTTGCTTCTACTGTCTCTGACTTTTGAAAAGTCATCTCTGCTGCTGCTAGTTTCATTTGTTCCTGCATTTGTTCATGTTGTTGGATTTTGCGTCTGATTGATTGAAGGATGGCTCCTTCCGTCTTTGCCTGCACTATGTAGGCATTCACCTCTTGCGTTTGCCCAAACCTGTAGGAGCGTCTGAGAGCTTGGTAGAAGTCCTCAAACGAGTAGCTAAGTCCCACAAATGCCACATTGCGGCAGTGCTGCCAGTTAAGACCAAATCCGGCAATGCTCGGCTTGGTAATTATGACGCGAGCTCGGCCTTGGCTGAAATCGGACAGCAAAGACTCTTTGCGCGATGGCGCATCTGATCCTCGCACTTCGATGGCATCCGGGATTCGCTGCGCGAGATTGTCGGCCTCGTCGTTTGTGTTGCACCAAACAATCCAAGGTTCGTCCGATTTATTGACGAGATTTGCCACCGCATCGGAGCGGTCTGCTGAGGTCATGCGCATTTCGCGGTGCATCGTGGTCGCTGATAGTGTCGCGATACGAAACAAGTCCTCCCCGGTGTCTGTGCTGATGTCAGCGTCCACCAGAATCGTTTGCATGTTGAGTGCTGGCAGATCGTACCCATCGTTTTCAAATCCAATATCAGACGGCTTTGAAACGCACGCTGCCCAAGATGCCAGCCATTTCCAAAACTGGCTCTCAGCGTGCTTTTTGAGCCGCCAGTCCCCAGTGTTGAAGGTATCGTTGACAAAGAATGTGGCGAGCATTTGAGCGGGTGAACAAATGCCAAGAAAATCAGCATGCTGCCCCAGTTCTGTGTAATCATTCGGCGATGGCGTAGCAGTACACGCGAGCCTGTAGGGAGTCTGCGAAAAAGCATCTGTCAGTGCTTTTCTTGTCTTGCCCGTAAATGATTTGAGAATGCTGCTCTCGTCCAAAACCACCCCGGCAAACACTGAACAGTCAAAATGCTCCAGCTTCTCGTAATTGGTAATCCAAACTCCTGGCGCTGTAATTTCGTCGCCGCTGGCAATCTGCTTTGCTTCGATTCCAAACTTCTGCGCTTCCCTAGCAGTCTGTGATGCCACAGCAAGAGGGGTCAGAATAAGCACGCTGCCGCCTGTGTGCCGCACTACCTGGCTGGCCCATTCAAGCTGCTGTGCAGTCTTGCCAAGACCGCAGTCCTCAAACAGTGCGCAACGGCCCTTCCTGACCGCCCAACGGACGATGTGCGCTTGCCAGTCAAACAGTGGAGCGATGATTGGCAGAGGTTCAAAACCGGCATCCCGCACGGTCTTTTGCTTTGTTAAAATGTAGTCGTCGTAGTTCATTCTTTCAGTTCGGTTCAGTTTTTCTTCCGGCTTTTGCCCAGCTCGCGCATCTTCCGGCGCGCAGCCTCTTTTGTGCACGGTGCCGTGCATGTCTTGGCTGGCAACCGAGTTCGTGTGTATCTCCACGGGAACTCTACTCCGCACACCGTGCAAATCTGCGGTGGCCTTGGCTGCCGACGCAATGCCGCCTCGGTGACCTGCTTCGCCTGGTGCCTGCGCCCGCACTCCCGAGTGCAGCAAATCTCCTTGTTCGCGCGCTGGAACATAGTGCCGCAGTGCGCGCACGGTTGCTTAGGGCGATCAGCAATCCGGCAATCCCGGCATGCGGTCAGGTTGATGTGGATCACTGCACCGCACTTGCACGGCTTCGTCATTGGCCCCGTGTAAACCAACTTCGGCTTGGGCGGCAGCACAACCGGCTCTGGTCGCTGAATGAGTCCGGCTTTAATGGCAGCCTCCACGGCTGCGGGAAAAGATGCCAGCAGTTGTTCGTGCGTTTCTGGCTCTGGCTCCGGTTCCGGTAATTTGACCAGCCCCTTGGCAATGGCTGATTGAATCAAGCGTGGCAGGTCCAGCAACTGGGCTTTTGCCACTTCCTGCGGCGTCCAGTCCCGCACTGCGTAACTAGTGCGCGTCGCGGGACTCCAGCACGGCTTGCCGTTCATTGACCCGTGCATCCCGCTCACAGTAAATCTCCCTTCCAGAGTGCGCCAATGGTCAGGATAATCAGCGCGGCGATGGTCAGAGCCTCGCCTAGGCACTCGGCGCGCTGAATTGCAACGAGGTCTGCCAGCAGTAGGCAGCCAAGCCCGCAGGCGTAAACCACGGACCGTTTGCGGCGGTTGGGATTCGGCGGTTTTTGCGGGCCTTGGTACGGGCCCGAAGAATAGTGTGATGTGCTCATCGGATTAGCGGGCAAAGATTGCAGTCTCAATGCGCACCACGGTCAGGTCGGTGTGCATACCTTCGCGGCGCAAAATACGCTCTGCGCCGCGATATGTGAGCCGCCGCGAACGGATAATATGGCGAGTGGATTGCTCGCCGGTTGCGCAGTTGGAGAGGGTGATCGTGTGGAGGATGTTCATCGTTTTTGGGTTTGGTTTCAGTTGGAATTACCGGCCAATCTGCGCCGCCGTAAAAATGCGGCGCTCGGACCAGAGCGGCTGGCCAGACTTGCCGGTGGCGGTAATCGTGGCGCTGTAGCTGCCATCCTTGCGGCGGCGGATGTTGCTGAGGTATCCGGTGCCGTTGCGGCCGATTTTGTAGGGTGCGAGGATCGTGTTCATTGTCGTTTTTGGGTTTGGTTGTTCACTCTCAGACGAAGGACGGCCTCGTCAGCACCCGCCTTACGGGTGGACGCCCCCCAGAGGGGGCGTTTCGGCCTAAAAACTATGTTGAATCACTCGCCAACCGCTGCCCAACAAATCGAGAGCCAAATTATTTGCGCGCTCAGGGCTGATGATTTCGGAATAGAGTGTAGTGTTGTTGAGGGTCTCTTCGAGCACTACGAGCCCGGCGTACGCCCAAGAATCGGTGAGAGTGATGATAGAGGTGATGTTGTTGCGTTCGATGGAGAGCTTCGTTGTCATGGGCTTAACTATACGCAGCAAAACACGCTTGGCTAGCTATTTCTTTCACTTTTTTTTGCACGCTTTAACGCGTTTATTTCCCGTGCTTTAGGACGCGGCTTGGAAGCATTCCTGCGCGCTGCCTCTGCTTTTTTTTCCGATTTTGCAGCGCCTCCAAGCCGTCCGATCTCCCGGCAATGCTCGCGAAGTGTTTTTTCAGTACTCATTTTTCCTGTAAACGGTTGATTTACTGGTTTTTCTGTTGCTCAATTTTTTCTAGAAACAGCTCGGCTGTCTTTGCAGCTACAGAGAAGACCAACGATCCCGATTTTGG